TTAATTATTTGTGCTTATAGTGGGGGGACAAATTACGGATTGTAGCCACTATACTCTTAGTTTTATCCTATTACCTAAGAAGAAATAATAAAAAATACATACAACCATAGCAGTAACCCGATTATTTTATTTGTGTATAAACAAAAGAATAAAATCCGGTTATGAGCGGTTGGTTCAAATACACATGGGCTTATTTGAACACCATGAGCGAGAGGCGTAGGCTATGGAACCCGTTCAGAAAACCGGTTTCTATTAAAGCCGATGTAACCCCAACAGCGGTAGGTGCTAGAAAAGCATCACCCGTTGAAGTGTTTGGTGGCATTAGTGATGTTTTAAAGTCCACGGATGACCTAACTAAATCATCTAGAGCCCGTTCATCATATGATAACTATGACCAAACATTTGACCTATACGATAGTATGGTTAAATTAGACCCAGAATTGAACGGTGCGGTGCGTTCCGTGTCATTGACGGCTAACAACTACTCCGTTGATTATAGGGGGGCTAAAAACGCCCGTATTCGCAATGCAATAAAACAATTAATTCACGATACCGACTTTGATGATATTCTAATTTCGGCTATGCGTAACCTAATGGTGTATGGTAATGACATCAACAAACTTGTTGGTAAAGCGGGTATAGGTATCACAAAGGTTCAATCTTTACCCGCAAAACAAATTACCATTATGGATAGGCGAGTGGATATTAGAGACATAACATCGACGGGATATACCGGACATATTACCGAGGACAATCCCGTAATGGATGCTAACTATTACTTGTTCCGTGAAAACGCAGTTGATACGCAGGTATTTCAGTCGGATGAAGTGTGGCACATTAAAATTGATTATCGCTCTAATTGGTTTCAAGATAGATTAGGAAGAAAGACCTATGGTATATGGGGTGCGTCACGATTTAGTGCTCTAAAACAACCTATCCGAGCAAAGTATAACAGTATCAATAATCGTGTGGCACTAGAAGATAGTCTAACAAAACAATATATTACTATTGGTATGGAAGCCGTTGAACATATACAAGACCCAGCAGAACAACAGGAAAGACTAAAAAGCATTATGAACGATGTCGCCAAACTACTAGAAACCCTAGACGGCGACCAAATCCCTATTCTACCTTCCTACATAGACATACACCATGTCGATTTGAAAAATGCAATCCCCGACGCATCTGCTTTCCTTGATTCAGTAAATGCGGATATAGCAGCGGTTTTACATGTCCCCCGAGTTGCATCGGGACAAGAAAGAGGTTCAACCTTTGCCGCTACCTACAACGCTAATGTTTGGGCAGTATCTGCAATCACTAGGCTACAAGGTGTATTAACCGAATCGGTACACAAACTATTTTCTAAGCATCTTAATCTTTTAGGCATACCACATAAGCATGAGGATTTACCTTTCCTAACATTCCTACCAATCGACGAAGAAACACCTTTGAATAGGATGCGTAGAGCGACTATGGGTTGGGATAGTGGATTAATTTCTGAAGAACAAGGGTTGCGTATTATCGGCGAAAAGAAAGATAATGGGAACAAAAAAACAAAATCTAGTAGTAGTCCAAAGGGCGAATTACCTAGAGAAAACTCTACCGAAAACGAATCCAAACCAGACATTGAAAGTAAAGATTCAAATGATACTGACAACTAAAAATAGAATATGGAGAGGTATAGCATGGCTAAAATAAAGAAACCAAAAAATCAGTCGTTTAATGACCGTATGGTTAAGCGCACAGTAATACCCGCAATCTATCTTTGGCTTCTTGCATGTGGCGCAGTAGTTGGAATGGGTATTTGGAAACCCGATGTAGTATTACAAAATCTTGATGGGTTTATCGCACTAATAGCAATAATTGGTGGGGTGGCTGGCCCAGCCCTAAGTACCGTACTTCGTATGTGGGAATCTGAACAAAGTGTTGAAATTGATAACATGGGTGTTGAGTTAGAGCACGAAAGACAGCGAGATTTACAACAACATGACCATGTAATGCACATTGAAAAGACAAAGCAACTTCACGAACATGCTATGGAAAAAGGGGGAAATAAGAAATGAATGATAAAACAGTAGAGGCATTACAATATGGTAAGCCAGGGAAAAACGACCCACGAAAGACTCCCGCTAAACCAAGCGAAAAGCGCAAAGGCTCTAAAAAGAATCCTCCAGGTTCCGCAAAGAAACCTAATAAATCAATTAGTATGAGCAAAGGAACCGAATCCCGCCTTCGCTCTATGATGACCGAACATAACAAAAAAGGTAAAGGTAGCAAAGCAAGTATGGGTATGCTAAAGTCTGTCTTTCGTAGGGGTGCTGGTGCTTTTAGCACAAGTCATGCTCCCAATATGTCTAGGAGTGGATGGGGTATCGCTCGTGCAAAAGCATTCCTTTACTTGCTTAGAAACGGAAGACCAAGCAACCCAAACTACAAACAAGATAACGACCTATTGCCTTCATCCCACCCACGAGCCTCCGAAGAAGCCGTCGAAGATGAAAGGCAACTCACTATTATTGCCAGTATGGAAACCCTCGAAGCTGCTAAGTATGGAGGAAAAACCGTTACTATCAATAAGCCATTCCGAACACCTGGAGAAAGAAAAAAGTTTGGTGTCTATGTAAAGAACCCAGCAGGCAAAGTAGTCATTGTACGCTTTGGTGACCCTAATATGGAAATCAAGCGTGATGACCCAGCACGAAGAAAATCATTCCGAGCACGACATCAATGTGACTCTAATCCAGGCCCCAAGACAAAGGCTCGTTATTGGTCTTGTCGAATGTGGGAAGGTGGTAAATCAGTAACTAAACTAACATCTTCCGAAGATTTATACGAACCACTAGAGGTGGAGTCGGGTATGAAGAAAGAAAAAGAAGAGGTTACGGCGGTTAAACCACCTAAACCATCAACAACCGAAACCCATGACGAATACATGGAAAGATGTGTTGGTATGGGTAACAGTAAAGATGTTTGTATGTTAGCCCACAAAGGCCACACTTTCAAAACCGACGAAAAAGAAGCCGGTTATGGTATGGATAAAAAGAAATTGCATAGTGCATCTGTTGAATATGTTTTCTTTGATACTAAGATTACAGAGGCAGTTGCCGTTGTCCAAGCATCCGGTGACTCTATTGTAAAAATTAGCGGTGTAGCATTCCACGAAGGACTAAACAAAAACAAATGGCAAATAACTCGTGCCGGTGTTGAAAAGATTATTAGTCAAATGATAGGGGCTGACCTAACACTAAACCATCCCCCAACAAAAGAAAAGGGGGTAGGTTTTACCCGAAACATGGATGGTGGCGTAAATGATGCCGTAGTAGGTGTAGTTACAGAAGCATCTATTGTTGACATTGATGATAACAAATACGAAGTACACTATGTAGCAGAAGTAAAGCGTACCGAATTATTCCCTGCATTAGAGTCCGGTCTATGGACTCGTGGTGAGTACGGAGTATCTATCGGTGGGTGGGGAATACCTATCGCAACGGCGGAGGATGGTAGCATGACTTTTGAGGCCGACTTTACCTTCGACCATTTGGCTATCGTACACAAACCGGCTTACGAAAGGGCAGATATTAAAGTTGTTGAAAAACTCAAGGCAAGTGATGAGTTAATATACCAGAGCGAGTCTAACGAGAATCAACCAAAGGTGAGCCCGATGTCTGACGAAATCGAAAACATGAGTGCCGAACTTGAAGCCATAAAGGCTGAATTAGTTTTGGCTAACGCTACAATTAGTGAAAACGAAGCACGAGAGGCGGCAGTTGCTGAAGAAGCAAGAACCGCTTTGGTACAGAAAGCATCCGATATGGGTTTGAAAGGTCACGACGACTTATCAAGCGAGACTATTGAAAACCTAATCGCATCTTGGGAAGCATCCCGCCCAGAACCTGTTCCAGAAAAGGTTCTAGCAGAAGCAACCCCAGCATCTGACGAATCCGTTTCCGAGGTAGTCGAAGCAACAACCGCACCAAAGCAAGTTGTCGCAAATTACCTTAACGGTGAAATGGTTGAAACAGACGCAGCAATTTATGCTCGTGTTTGGAACAGCCTAGTAGCATCATACAATTCCGGTAACTTCTCCATAAATGGAGACGGTAAAGCATGGACTTATGAAGAGGCAGTCGATAAAGGCCTTATCACACCTAGAGGTGAATAATTATGGTAGCATTTGGAGCAGCAGACCCACGAAACGCAACATTGAAAGACGCAGAAGTTATCCGAGGAATCGGAAGAATCTTAACTGTCGATGGAACAAACAACACATTGACCGAAAACACGGCAACATCAATTTCTATTGGTATTTCCGCTGGCGAATCTAGTAGGGATGCTGACCACGCATTTGAAACATCAGGTGCAACAGTTTCATACTTCCCATTGGGCGGTGTTCTAATGGTTCAATCTGAAGCATCTAAGACATACACAACAGGATGTCTAGTTTATGCAAAGGCAAATGGACTAGCATCACCTACCGCAAACTCCTCAAAGGTTCTTGGAATCTATGTCGGTGAAGGACAGGTAACAGCAAGTGCTCTACTAACCCCAGCAAACGGTTCTTCCGCAACTGAGGGTGAACTTATTCCGGTGATGACCGCAGGAGCAGCAACCGCTTGAAACTAAAAAATAGGAGATGACGAAAATGGCAAACAAATCATTAGAAGAAGTACTAAACATCAGCGCAGCATCCGGCCCATTCGGAACCGGTGACGCTGTTATCCAACAAGTAATGCGTGACTTTATTCAACTAGAGTCCCTTAGACTATCTATCGGAACTGATTTAGTCGGTGTCCGTAGCGTACCTTGGCTTGAGTTCAAGTGGTACACTGCTGGTGTCGGTTCATTTAGTTACCCAATTGATGATGCAGCTGTTGTGGATGCAACCAAGATTGGAACCAAGAATTACACTGTTAAGCTCGAAAAGGGTCAGGGTCGCACAACCTTCCTTGATACTGTTAAGCTTCGTGGCGAATCCTTTGAAAACATGGATAGACAGCAATTGGCTATCGCAAAGGGTCGTGCAGATGTTATTGACGCACACATTCTTGACAAACTATTGGCTGGAGCAGGACAAACACTTGCTGCAACAGGTAGTGGATTCAAGACCTCAACTGGAGATGCTGAGCAGGACATTCTAAAGTCAGTCGATTTAATCTTTAGCAACGCTAGAGTTTCCGGTAACGAGTCATTGGCTCTAATCCTACCAGCAACACACAAGTCGGCTATGAACAGCACAACCCTTTACGGAAATGTTGTCCAGTCCCTTGCTGAGCGTCTTGGCGGTCAAATCAACCTAAAGGTCTATTACACTCGTGATTCGGATTTCTCCGCAACAGGACTTCTTTTGGTTCCTGGTGCAGAAACAGCTGAAATGTTCACATACAACGGACCTGGTGTTACCGAGACAGAATTGACTCGATTGCCTGGTGTCGGATTCGATTACCTACTTACTTCCTACATGGGCGTAGTTATCCACCAACACGATGACGGCGCAGCATCCGGTAAGAACAATCGAATTGTTAAAATCACCGGTATTTGAGGTGATTTAGTATGGCTCGTAACAACACAGTAACCGCTACATTCGACATGGCCTCAGGCGATAGCGCAAGTGGATTTACAGAATCATGCTCGGCAGCCTTTACATCGGGTGACGCAGTTAAGATTTCAGGAACAATTTCCCATAGTAGCGCAGTCGTCTATGATGTTGATACCTACGGTATGGCACAAGCAGACGGTGTATATTTTGAGAACCGTGATGCAACAAACTTCGTTACTTTGATTTTGAATGACTCCGGTGCAACCGCACTTTCAACATTGAAGATTGCCCCAAATGGCGTTTTCATGGTTAGAGTTGATGATGCACAAACCGCTATCAACCAAGTTTCCATTCAAGCAGATACCGCCCCATGTGAGTTTATCCTTTGCCTTGCGGAGTGATATACATGTCACGGACAAGAACAGACTTGGCTAGATTACAAGCCATGTGCAAAGACTTCAATAAAGTTTCCCCTAAAGAATGGCCGGAAGGTCTTATTGGTGTCGGTCCAGACATGAGAGCATGGGTAAGGTCACAAGATGATTTACCTGCAACAAAGCCAAAGAAGAGTAGTGAAGATAATGGCAATAAGCAAAAGAGCAAACCTATTAAAAAGAGCGACGAGTGAAGGAATACCAACATTCGGTAATCCTAATACCACCGAACTTCAACATCGTTTAGATAACTGGCAATCTGGCCCAGGCTGGGTTGTCCGTAGGCTTTACCAAAAAGCACTACCAGAATGGGCGGGAGATATACCCCCCGAAAAAACTCTTTGGTTACCAAATAACTCCTTTGCCCGCAAACTAATGCGAACAGGCCGTATAGTTTTAATAACCAGAACTAATGAGCCACCTGAAGGCGCAGTCGTAGTCGATAGCGCACCGAGTGTGGAGGAAGAAGAATGACAGTCACTACCGATAATATCCGTGACCTTTTGAATAGGCCTCGTGGACTAAACAACGCTACAATTACTGAATATATTAGTATGCGCACCGAAGAAGTCAACAAAAAAGCACGAAGTACCGAGTATTTAGCCTCGGATTCCGCAAATGCTGTTACCGACGCACAGAAAGAAACAGCAATAAAGGCATTGGTTTGTATGGATTGTCTTTTGGTGCTAGTAAATACCGTTGCTACCTTTTATCCCCTTGATGAACAAAAAGCAATTGACCAAAGGTTCCAAGAACAATTAAAATCATTTACAAAAAGGTCTGACGAATTATTGAGTATGGTTGCAGGAAAGGGTGGGACTGCATTTGTTATCGACTCAACTAATTCCCGACAACCTACTAATAGTAACGAGTCCGATGTAATACGAAACTCGCTCCGTGAAACTAGCCCATACGAGTGATGTTATATGGCAATACTAAACTGGGTAGGTGCAGTAAGTACCGATTCTACTAATGTGGCTAATTGGGTCGATGTAGGTACTGGTTCAGCCCCAACTTCTATTGCCGCAACCGACACGCTTGAGTTTAAAGGTGGTGTTGCAGCTGGTGATTGTTTAATAGGTCAATCTAGTTTGGGATTACTAATTACCGATGAAGATTTTGCTAGAGCACACAAGCTTATATTTGGCGTAGGTACTTTACAACTTATGCAACTAACATTAGGCCACGAACAAAAAATACAATTTACACAAAGTAGCACAGCAATAACCTTTGCCGGTACACACCCTACGGGTGCGCCATACTACAACCACCCAGTTATTTTTTATGGTGATGTAGACTATGTTTCATCTGGGTATGCAAAAACAACTGTGTCGTTTATCCTAAACAATGGTAACGGTGCAGCAGCATATCTAACGGATGGCGAATTACCAAATGTTACACTAAATAACAAGTTTACCTTCAATCGCTCGGATGATGTTGATTCAGCATCAACTCCAGGTGCTTTTAGGGCATATCCAGAATCCAATTGTTGCAAGTTAACTATTGGTTCAACTGCAACATTTGATAATACTCCTATATCATATAGTGATACCCAAAAACATATCCGAGTTACCGGAGACGGGTCATCATCTGGCCAGCACTTTGCTTGTGCTGCCGCAATATGTGATTTTAGCAACGCAAAACTTACAATTGATGCTAAAAACTCACAACAAATGCCATGCACAAACGATACAACTAACTTCGGAACAACAACCGACTTCATTGCACTACTAGAAGATGTAGTAGTAGGTAATTTCTCAGGAAATGCTAATAAGAACATTATTCCCGAAGGCTTAACATTAGAGTGCGCATCTCTAGAAATCCAATCCGGCTCATATTTGTACGGTGGAGGCACAAACCTACAAACAGGTGCTAAATCCCACATACATGTTATAGAAAAACCAACAATTAGAGGTACATGGAACTTTGAGGAAACGGCAAATGGCATTTATTCATCTATTGGTGGTGTATCTTCCGCATCTATACACACACTAAAGTCCGACACCGTTCATATATTGGGTAAATTGACCGTTGACGGCCTAATTGACCCAACAGGATTAGAACTGACCCCAGTCGGTTCAAATCCAGGCGGAGTAGCCAACAACACACTTTGGCTTGATAGTACGGATAGTAACAAACTAAAACTAGGCTCTAGTGAAGTTAGCGGTGGTGGTTCCGGTGACATAACCGGAGTGACAATAACTACCGATAGTGGCGGCGGCTCTAAAGCCGAAGATACAGGAGGGTCAGCAGACTTTTCCATATTGGGTGCAACAGGTGTAGGCGTAACAAACAGTGGTGCTACAATCACAGCCGTTGCCGTTCCCGCAGAAATAGACCACGACTCACTACAAAACTTCGTAGCAGCAGAACATGTTGATTGGGCCGGTGCAAGCGCAGGTACAATACATGCAAGTAACTACACTGATACAAATACTCAATTAAGTAATGCAGAAGTTGTTTCTGCTGTTGAAGCCGAATCCACATTAGTATTACAATCGGGAGTTACAGTAGGTACTGATTTGAAAATGACTACATCTTCTGATAATGCAATTATCGAAAATGTAACTCAAGATAAAGATATTATATTTCAAGTAAATGATGGGGGTTCTGCAAACACAGAAGTAATGAGAATTGATGGTTCAACTTCAAGGGTAGGTATTGGTGAAACTTCTCCCGATGCACCACTACATGTTAAAGGGAGCGGTAATGGTACAATACTTAAAATTGAAAGTACCAGCACCGATAGTATGACCCCCGACATAGAGTTTGTTAATATGACCGCCCCAACAGCAGGAGACAATCTCGGTAACATAGAGTATATAGGCAAAAGAGAATCAAGTGTAGGGGCAGATGATTTGACAACCCCAGTTGATTACGCTAGAATATACGCTGGTATTGACGGTGCGGAAGGTTCAACCGTAAATAGCACACTTGCAGGTAAAATAGGTATGCAGATATTTCATCAAGGCGCAAGGAAAACTATGTTCTTTATGGAAGGACACCCTACTGGTGGCGGATTTGTAACTGTTAATTATAATGGAGAGGATATGGACTTTAGAGTACATGGGGAAGATACCAATAACTTATTCTTTATCAATGGTGGAAGTGGTGATGAAGGAGTTGCTGTCGGAGGGCTTACTACCCCCAAAAGTATGTTCACAGTTGATGGTACAATAACTCTAAAAGAAAGGGGTGATGCTACCGGAGATACTGCTGGTTATGGTCAAGTATGGGTACACGACCAAAATGCAGGTGAATTGATGTTCACTACTGATGCGGGTACTGATATTCAATTAACGAGTGGTACAGACGGCCCTGTATTTCCAGGCTCAGCCGTTAGTGGTTTAAATAATGATGCTGGTTATTTAACTGCGGCTACAACACCAACAGGAACATTTTGTCGATGGGGTGATATTGGAGGCGACCATACAGATAATAAAGCAACTAATATACTCGTAGATAATTGGACTTATTCTGAAGGAAGTACGGCTTTGCGTGATGCTATGTCAAGCGGAGTATTTACTTGTACGGCAGCATTAGCGGGAACATACCTTATTGTTTCCCACCTTATGTATAAGACGGGAACTCTAGGCGAAGCAGATGGTAGATTATTCCAAATACAAAATAACTTATATTACAATGCGGGCGGAGGAACGCCTTCAGGTGGTACTTTGCGAGGCTTTACAAGACATATCAATAATGACAGATACTCCGATACAGTTATTGAGGGTAATTATCTTTTGACATTAGCAGATGGTGATACATTTGGTGTCTATGGAAAAATAGGTTGCTCTACATCGGGAACTGTTAAAATATCAAGCGTAAATACTTTTACGAATCTTCATATGGTAAAAATAGCGTGATAATATGTGTAGTAATTGTAGTAACTTAGGAGATGTAATGCACACGCATTACGAAACAGAATTAAATGCCGACACTCCCCTTTTGTTTAATGATAGTGGTACATATTCGGTGCGATTAGACAATTGGCCCACAGACATTAGTGCGGCCCCAACAATGGAACATTTGAATAGTTTGATAGGTGGTTAAAATGACAAGATGTAATTTACTAGATACATGGTTCGATGCAAAGTCTAACGAGTTAGATGAAGCGGAAAAGAAAGAGAAGAAAGATTTGATTACAGGTGAAAAGAATGAGTAAAAAGAGATTTGGAAAGATAGTATTTGTCCCCGCCGAAAGGTGTTTCGCAAACATACTAATAGAAGAGACCCCTTATGGGTACAAACTTTATAGGAGCGAGGCCGCTAGTCATTTCACAGTCATACCTCACTCGTTGATGAGGGCGATTGAATATAAAGATTAGGTGATACTATGGAAACAGAAATGATTATGCTATATGCTGCTATTGCGGCTGGTTTAGGGTTAGGTGCTTATCAAGCATACAAGAAACTAATGGCCGATGGAAAGATTACGCTAGATGAAGTACTTGATTTAGCCGAAGATTTAGTCGATGCCTCTAAATCACTACCTTCCCTTTCATCACTAAAGAAAATGAAAAAGGATGACTTGATTGCTTTATGCAATGAAAACGGTTTAGAAGTTAAAGGTACTAAAGCAGAACTTTTGGCTAGAATCGAAGAAATAAAAGATGTTGTTGAGTGAAATGGTTAGCGAAGAACAATTTGAATCCCTTGACGAAAGGGTGCGTTTGCTTGAACAAGCAGTTTTTGAATTGTCTGTAATGGCTAAGTATTTGAAATACGCTTTCTTTGCTATGGTTGCTTCACTTGGAATTGATGTTGGCGGGTTGATGTAAAGTGGTTTATTATTGCACCGAATCTGACGCTGGCTCTAGATTAGGGCTAGACTCCGCTCAACGAACACGAGCAGGAAGCAGATTAACAAGTGCAATACGCAGGGCTACAATAGACATAGACCAGGAGTTTGTTCAATATGGAAGAACAACACCTAGTCGTGAAATAGGTGAAACCACATTAGACGGTGCAATAGCCGCCGGTGCTACAAGCATTGTTTTAACAAGCGGTACAGATTTTGCGTCAGCAGGTAATGGTAACATTGACGGTGATTCTTTCGCTTGGACTGGCAAATCCACACACACACTTACAGGAGTTACTGGAGTTTCTTTTGACCATGCAGACGATGTACCCGTACAAGAAGGTGAAATGGCACATATCCTTCGTGAAGTATGTGCCGACCTAGCAGCCGCCTACTATCTTGAAGATGAATCCGTTTTCCAATCGGGTGTAGAGTATGAAAAAGGTGGAATGCGCTCCAATGTGCTTCGTCAGCGTGGTCTTGATAACCTTCGCCGTCTAGCACATATGGGGAGTGTCGATTGATGGATGTTAATGCTAATTTTCACATCGAGCTTATTCTAATGCACGATGATTTAGAGGTCATTTGGGGTAGTCCAATTTTAACGCCTATCGAAAAAGGCTACCCACCATTGTATAACGATATGGTTTATTGGGTGTTGTTTGCCGATAATGTAGCCATAGCATACACATCATCCCTAATGATGCACGATAGACGCTTTGTATTGGTAGGGAACACCTATGTACGCAAAGAATGGCGTAGCAAAGGTTTGCACACACACCTACTAAAAGAACGCAACAAATCCGAACATATGGATGGTATAACAAAGGTAACCGTTTTGAATCCAATAGAAGAATCCCAAATGAAAAATCTTGTAAAGGTAGTTGAAAAACTAAACTATACTAGAGTAGAGTCATATGGTGATGCCTCGGATATTATGACATACCAAGAATACACTAAGTTATATTTACCAAGTCAACAAATATGGAGGCTTGACTAATGGGTAAAGGCTCAACCCGTATGGGTGGTTCTGGTGGTTGGGAGACTAGAGCGAGTTGGGATTCTAATGGTAAAGGCATGGGCTTTGGCATGCGAATGAATAAACTCCAATTAACCCAATACATGCAAAGCATCAAGCATAAACTAAAGCATGACCTTAAAGATTTAATTCACGATGTTATGCGTGATGCTGCTGATGATGCAAAGTTTGATGGTCTTTCCCTTTCTTCTAGTTTAAAAAACGAAGCCTACGGTATTATTTCCGACGCAATAGATGTAAGGGATATTGAACACGGACAATATGCTGGCTCTAGAATGTATGTTGCTCCAGAACCATTAGGTCCTCGTCGTGACAATGGTGGTGGTAGCGGTGTTGATTTAGCAGTGCTTTATTCACAGCAAAAGGGGCCGTGGGATTATGGCTTTGATATGAAGAAAAAAGAAAAGAAGGTTGTTTGGAACACAGCTTCATTTAGAGGTTCGTCACGCTTTGCTAAGTTCCCTATTTTACAAAAAGCAGGGAGACCATTCCAATTTCCAGGCATTGGTGGCTCTAGTCCAATCAAGCGTTATGACTTCATAGGCATAGCCGAAAAGTATTTTGATGTTCACTTCGAACCAAGAATGAATGCGTTTTTAAGGAAGAACTTAGGATATAATGCAAGGTGATTAAATGGTAGTAGCAGATAAAACAATGTTTTGGCAACTTAGAATGGAAGGGACAGACCCTGCTGTTCAGAATGGGAATGAATTAATAGCATGGAGTAAAACCGGCTCGGGCGGTAGTACGAGTGATGGTGCGTGGGTAGTTACCGACCAAACAATGGCTAATAGCCCCGCATCAGGAAAGGTAGCATATACACTTTGGGCTATGATTAAATATAATACAACACCCGCTACCGACCATGTTTTAATGAAACTTGACAATGGTACAAAAACTGTTAGTGTTAAAGCCAACGGTGATGATGGTCTAAAGCTTGTTGGTGCTACCACGACAACATTTAGCGGGTTAGACTTAAAAAACGAATTGACTATCATAAGATTAACTATGGATTCTAGCGGTAACGCAAAGTTATATCGCCATGAAATCATCGAAGATGATGATGCTGTATCGGCCTACATAAGTGTTGCTGGTGCATCAGGCTCTAGTCGTAGTATCGAGTGGGGAAATACGAATGGTTCAGTGGATTGGTACAATGTTTATGCGTCAACTGATGGGGCGTTTTCACCAGATGAAATGGCTCCTAGTCCCTTTGTCACAGATACGCTACATAGGGGTGGTCTAAAAATGGTAGAGGTACTACAAAACTCCACAAGACCATATCTAACAATGGTTGATTCGTCATCCATCAAGTATGGTTATGACATAAGCACATCAATGATAAGTAGGATAGCCGCTCCATCTATACATGTAGTAATTAAATCGGTTACATCAAATGAAATTAGTGCGCTTGGTGGTCATAGAATAGATGATATGAGCCAAGTAGAGGTATTTATGTTAACACGAGGCACTAACTATGCTAACGCATATCGTTATTGTATGAATCTAGCCGGTGATGTGTTCGATGAGATAATGACTAATCTAGGTCTTGATTTTAACAAAGATGCTATTCTAGGTTACGAGTTAACTTTAGACACAAAATTAGATGATGATGAAACAGTTTGTGTTCACCAACTCAGGTTTGATTTACTAAGACGCATTCCTCTACAGCGTAGGTGAGTTCATATACTCGCCCAATAATAGGAGACATTAACTAAGGGTTGTTATTATGGCTTACACAATAGGAACAGGCAATCGTGGTGTCTTACTGCGTCAACAAACATCATTCGGAACAGTAGGTAGTGGCTCACAATTCTATGGATTAATAGATGACGAGTCATTTCAAACAGTTTTCGATGTAAATACACGCTCGGACATGACACGATATGGAGCAACAAAGACAAAGACTGGAAAGAGATATGGCGAAGGTTCTATCAACATGGCCCTTGACGATTCCGGTTTCGCTGCTTTAGTATTAAAAGGTATTTTTCCTAAGGTAGCCACAACAGGTTCGGGAGACCCATACACACACGCAATGACTGAAATTACACATAATGAAGGTCGTGCGGCATCAACTGCATTCCCAGTATATCAAATAATTGTTATGCGTGATGAAAAGGAACATTCCTACACATCTCTAAGCATTAACCGTGTTTCTATTAAAGGAGCGGTTGGTGAATATGTAATGATGGGCGTTGATTTCGTAGGTAAAGCCGAAGGTGAAGATTCCGTTTCATCCCCAGCAGCACTAGCGGCTGAAGCGGGTGCAACCGTACCTGATGCTGGAGAACCAGTTCACTTCCAATCAGCTGAAGTTAAGTTTAAGGGGTCTGCTAAATCAACAATCGTAAAATCCGTTGACATCGAGTTTAATTTAAACCGTGATGTTGACGCATCTTTCGCACTTGGTAGTGACACATGTGTTCGTGAAGCACCACCACAACTCCGTGAAATTACAGGAACAGTTGAGTTTATTAACCCAGTTCACGCCACTAGCCTAGACGAACCAATTTTCGGTAACATTATTGACGGTGGAGCAAACACCGTATATCAACCAGGTTCCAGTAATCCAGCAATTACACTTGTTTTCTCAGCAACAGGAGCACACACTACTACCATTAAACTTTACAATGTTCAGTGGGATGCACCATCAAGCAATGTATCTGGTCGTGACACACAAACAATGTCTCTAGGTTTCACCGCACTATTCGATGAAACAAAGAAGGCTATGGCAACTTGTGATGTAATAAACGCAACTTCCAGTATTTGAGGTGATTAAATGTCTCACACCATCAGCGACATTACCAAACTCACAGTTACTGAAGTTCGTGGGGATTTGGGTACTATTGACGCAGCCCTTCAAACTGCGCTACGAGCACTTGCTAATGGTGATAAAATTATCTCCATTGACATGATTCGTAACAGAACATCAAATCTAGTTACTGCATACATCACATTTGAGGACCAGTGATGGGCAATACTAGAGCGAGCATTCATATACTCCAGCGCAAGTAAGGACAAATAACAGAGGAATTATTATGGCATATGGAAGTCCCCAATCTAACAAATACCTTAACAATCTTATTAGAACAGAACACATCAATGATGCTAACATTACTACTGCTAAGTTAGCAAACGATGCAGTTACAGATGCTAAAACCGCAACTTCTATCGAGAAAACTCTAAAGTTTAGTTATTCTTTTGATGTTAATGGCGGAGATACTGCGGCTAAAGTATTAGCAGCAGACTTGATTGGTACTGCTCAACAATTACCTGCTGGCGCAATCCTAAAGTGTTTTTATCTTGATATAGATATAGCATTTGCTTCAAGCGGCTCCGCTACTATTATGTTAGGACATACCGGAGTTACAGATTCAATTATGGCTGCTACTGCATTCGACAACGCTGCGCTTGCTGCGGCTACTATTGGATGGGAGTTATGCGCTAAGGGTACAAAACTACCTGGTGCTAAGAACCTACTTTTCACAATTGCTGGTGCGGCTCTAACTGGTGGCGAAGCAAGCATCTATATTACATACCAAGAAACAATGGCTTGAGGTGTTTTAGATGGATGAGTGGACTGAACCAGATGGTACAGTGTACCGTCTTAAAGAAAATGGTGATTACGAAGTAATACCACCAAAAAAAGAGAAGAAAGAAAAGAAGAGTGTGAAGAAAAGTGCCAGTACTAAAAAAGGAAATTGAATTAGGAGACGGAACAAAGGTTTGGGTTCGCCAAGCCTCGGGTCTTGAAAAAATTAAAATCGAAAGCATCCAAGCGAAAGCGGTACGCAAATGCCGTGATTTCGGAAGCCCCGAAGATTGGACTATCGAGCAAAACGAAATCTTTTTATCCCATATCGAAGAACTTGGTGGTTCACTAGAAGACCAAATGACTTCGTGGGTTCCTAACTGTATTTTAGAAGAAGATTTTGATTTAAACTCATTAACTTCAGAAGAAATGCGTACTATTCTCGGATTTGTCCGTGGCGATGACCCAGAGGGCGCAATCCCTTTGGACTCTTCCCCCGAGTAGCACCATTACTAGCAAGTGCTTTCAAGGGGGTTCTTCCCTCGGACTTATACGAGAAGTACCACGGTATAGGGGGATTGCACAGACTAGAGTTAGATGTTGAGATTGCTAGTGAGGTTTCAAGGCAAATCTCAGACGCAACTTCTAAAGGTAAGTCTAACTCATCATCCAATATCAAAGGTGTTATTGCTCGTCGCAACCAAGCGAGGCAAGCGGCTAAAAATAATGCCATATCGGAAAGTGATGCAATACAAATGCTGACGGACTTTGAAAATCAATAGGGGGTGTTAATATGGCAATGGTAAGTGGCCCAAGGGTATTCTTCGACATCATAGGAACATTCCAAGCGGCTCGCCTTATCAAAGATGTTGACGCACAAATGGCGGTTGTCGAATCGCTAATGCTTGATGCAGTAGATGGTGTTAGACAATCCCTAATGGGTATTGGAGAAACAATTAGTGGTATAGTTGACCAAATACTACCTTTAGGTATAGCACTTTCCGAAGCGACTATCGAGTTCGAGAAGTTCGCCGGTCAAAACAAAGAATTAGCAGCGGAAATTATCGACACCGGTGCGGCATTTGGATTTACTGCTGAACAAGCACTATCCGCTGGTTCCCGAATGGCACAGTTGTCTGCAGTAGTTGGTGAAGCGGCTACTGCTACTGCTACCGAGTTAGGTCAGCAATTTGCTTTGATTTCCGGTATGGGTACAGAAGAAGCAATGCAGCGTATGATTAACTTACAACAGCAAACCGGCTTCATGTATGGTGATTTGACGGCTAAACAATTCAAGTTACTTGATGCGGAAAACCAAAGAAAAACTGTAATGGGTAATACATTAGAGATTTTAGACCAACTAAACACTGTTGAGAACCGTTCCGCAGCCAACTTAAAGCAAATTACATTCGTTATGAATCAATTCGCTGCCCAAGCCCACCAAACAGGCGAATCAATGGCAATGATGGCCGCTATGTCGGCTACATTGATTGAAGCAGGTGAAGAACAGGGTAAAGCCGGTAGAGCATTGCGTATGATATACGCTAGATTAGGTTCTAACATACAAAATAACAACGATTTACTAAAGCAATATGGTATCGAAACCAAAAACGCATCAGGCGCATTACGCCCAATGTCTGAAATAGTTTTAGAGTTAGCAGATGTTTTCCCACGATTAACTGCTGAGCAAAGACAAAACATTGTTCAGACCGTTGCTGGTAACGACCACTATGTTAGATTCGTAAAGTTAATTCAAAACTCGAGTAGAATGACCGAGTTGCACGAAGATGCGATGAACAATCAAGCAACCGCACAAGAAGAAGTTAACCGTGTTACTGATGACGCATCAACCCTGTATAAAGAAGCACTTGCTGACTTAGAACATGTGCAAGCACAAATGGGTCAGGGATTGCTTCCCACAATGACCGAGTTCGTTAAGTTCCAAACAAAAATCAATACCGCATTTATGGAATTATCAACAATACCTATGTTCGGTAAGATGGGTGTATTTGTTGTTCAAATGCAAAACTACTTAGGTGCATTTGGTAGAGTATTTGATATGATGATGCAAATAAAATCGGTTTCCATTGCTATGAAAACATACAATGCGGTTTTACGAGCAGTTGGTGGCGAAGAACTTATTCGTACAGACAATCTTAAAAATGCAAAAAACCTTAGTATGGCAGGATTATCTATACAACAAGAACAACTTGTTGTAGCAAATCTGATAAACGGTAAGCAAATGGAATATAACGAGTTGCTAGAAATACAAGGCGTTAAAATTGATATGGCTGACCAGAAACGAATTGGTATTGCTAATAGAGAACAAATACTTAATGATTTGGTTCAGGAAAGAAATGTTTTGCTAGACAGACAAGTAAATAGACGAACAGAACTAGCCGCTTTACAAATGACTGCAACCGCAATGGCTGAGGGAGAAAGAGACGCAATCCGCACATTAATAGTTATGAATAAAACACTAACCGATACCCAAAGAATGCGGTTAGGTGAAAATATAACTGCGGTTGAAAAACAACTTACAAGAGAACACCAACTAGCGGTTACCTTAGAAAGAAAAATACATGCTCGCTCCAGACACTTCGAGTCTAGTAAAGAGAAAAATAAAATAGAATTAAAAGAAACAAATGTAAAGATTGCTAAGGCTGAAAATGAATTAGCGGTGTTAAAAAGAATCCGAATAGAGGATGAACTTGGTATTCTTGCAAAGGAAGAAATGATTAGTGTTGATGCTAGAGCAGCAATGCTTAATGAAGAAATAATTATGCAAATGGAATCTTTAGGTATGGAAAAGAAAGAACTTATGTTCCTTACCATTGCCGAAATAGAAGCAATAGCAGCACTCACAGCAGTGAGGGGCGGTTTAAGTGAAGCCGAAGCGATTGCACTTTTGCAGAAAAAGATGTTAATAATTGAAGAAAGAAAATTACTTACCGGTGTTGAAACACAAACCGTTGCGATACATAGAATGAGTGCCGCATACAATGGTCTAGGAATGATGTCTGGGGTGCTTTCTATGGCCGTTGGTACACTAGGCCACCACATAGGACTAACCGATGACGCTAACGAATCTATGCGTATATCCATGATTTTAATGACCATGAGTATGATACCGGCAATCATCCAAATGGGTATAATGACTGCTCAAATGATGGGTATTAAGACTATGGCCGATTTGGCTGCATTTTCTATTATGGGAATGAACGCAGCGTTAAGCGTAACAGCAGTATTAACAGGCGTAGGTGCAGCATTAGTTTTAACCGCTTTAGCAATTGGGTCATTAGTCCGAGAATCAACCGATGCAATAGTAGCCGTCGATGGCATGAATGCTTCATTAGCCGCAACTGGACAATTACTTGCTGATATGTCTTTAGAGGAATCACAATCGTATGCAGTTCCCGAGGCAATCACATCCTACCAAAAGGATTTCCCCAAGGCAATTGACTTAACCACTATGTCATTAACCCAATTTAATGTGGCTTTACAACACAGTCAGGATGTGATGGAGAACTTGAAGGAGGACCAATCAATATATGCTGCCGATGACCCGTTTTACTCGATGATTCAAAACGACATTAACGCATTAGTAGAGTTTGAAAATATATTAAAACAAGGTGCTATTGCAGAGTTCGGCGAACAAATAAAAGGTCTAAGCGATGAGCAAAAAATCTCAAAAACTTTAGATGCACTAAGTCGTCAAATGATTACTGGGCCAAATGTATATGCACCAGAAGGTGCTGGTTTTTATGGTGAAGGTTATGACCTAGCAAGATACACGAAGCGGGTAAAAACAGGAACAAAACAGGTAGAGGTCACAGGCCAATCTCCGGTTAGTGATATGCCTGGTGGTCAGGCCGAAAGAACAAAGCAATATGAAACAGTTAATGTTTATGCAGACCAAGAAATGATAATTGAAACTACTGAAGAATTACTAGAAGCACTTAATGATGGTACTATTAAAATGAGTGACCTAACCGATAGAGGTCGTGAGTTCTTTTTACAAATGGGTAATAATGCTGTAATGGCAGCCGACACATTTTACCAAAACGGAGGTATTATAGATGGTATCGACGCAGCAGGAGACGGATTCACTACCGCCGAAGAAAAAATGCGCTCTTTTGCTAGCGCACGAGAAGAATTATTCTTTGGTGGCAAATCCTCTAACCTAACCGGCGACATGATGAAGCAGGTTGTTAATAAAGGCGTAGAGAACTTATATTCCAATGTCGAGTTAGTTATGACAAATAACTTTAACGGCATAACAATAGGAGATGCAATAGAACAAGTGACAAGTGGCGTTATGAGTCAGTTGGTGCAAGCAGGTGTACCACTAAATAGTGCCGGAGTATAGTGGAAGTGAAGTAAATGACAAGGAAAATTACAGATAAATATGTGGCTTGGATTAGTGGTTACTATGATGACTTTAATGGCTCGCAATGTATTGCCGATGATAAAAATAGCGTTGACTCTTTTACAATAGACCACACACTATCCCACGCAGGCAACACAATTAATGGCGAAGCCGTATTAAATCCTACATACCGATATTCGGTAATCGAAAGACAAAGTTTTGCCGCACAAGCAGGTGGCGGTTCACACCTTACTAATTATTATCCTGTCTCTACACATTATGGAAAATCAGAGATGGGCGGAGAGTTGCATAACAACGGCGTACACGAGTTTATTACAAAGGACACTATTAGATTAGGTGGTGGTGAAAATTGGGAAGGTAGAGCCACATCTCGCTCCCCACAATCCTTTTTCCATCAAAATAGGGCTACAACAGCCACAACAACTAATGCTATGACCGGTGCTACCAGTGCTGACGGCTACATGATGGTAAATAACCCGTATAGAACCGGTACTAAATACTATTACCCAATAGACAACGATGGTTCATACGGAAGAAGTGACATTAAAGATTACAGCGCAACTAGCGGTAGTAATAAACATAGCCAAGCTGGGAATCATATTGATATTGGGGCAGCAGCAAGTAGTGGTGCATCAATGAAACAAGTACTTCGTCGTGAAGCATATATGACCGGTATGTTCCAATGGCAATCCTTTGCACGAGAAAGCGCAAATCTAACACATAGAGAAGGTATTGGTGTTCCAATAACTTCTTTGGGTGGAAAGCCGTTTATGGTATTAGATACTAAGTGGTTTTGTGAAAAGGCATTTAGAACATTTGCGACTCATGGCGAACAAATCCTCATGCTTTACGATGGAACTCTAAACGCTATGGGAAATAAAGATAGATTTCACATTAGATTGTGCGCACAAAGTTTTTCTGGATTAGAAACAACCGGCTCGTTTGATGATGCAAATGTAAAAACAAAATCCCCACTAAACTATCTTAGTATAGGATTCGACTCGGAAACTACAACCTTTGCTTCAACCGGCGTAACTAAGACCGCAGATGGTAGTGCAAGCAACCCTGCAATCAAGATAGAAATTGATTGGTCAACAATCTATACCAAGTTAGCACACGCTCTTTACAACAAAACCGAAACCGTTTATAGCAAACCAGCCGGATTAGTTAGTACAGATGCTATCGAAATGGAAGATATGTGGGTTGATTTTGATGTAGTAATGGATTTCACTAATCAATCATACCAACTCTTTGTCAACGGAACCGCAAGTGGGGCTGTAACGGCATTCACAGCATCCCCCGATAGTTCTGATTGGACTCCATCGCAATTTTACGGTTGGAAGTTATCTTGCTTGGGTAGAGATTTTGACGACGGCCACACTCAAAACAATACCAATGTGTACGCATGGCAACAAATTATTATGGTTGACAGGGTTGCATTCGGAAGAAATGTAACACATCATCTTGGAAAGACCGCTAGTGCTGGTGGTGGTGCTCCAGCAATTGCTACTTCTGATACTGCATACCCAAGTGGTCACTTAGGTACACCGGTACTTACTACTATGTCATACAATATGGCATCTAACAGTTTCTCGGATTTATCAGTAGAGATTAGTGATGATGCAAATAATCTTGACATATACCCACTAATAAGTGGTGGGGGTTCAGCAGAATATCTGTTTATGATAGCAAGAAATAATGACGATAGATTCATAATGTCAGGTAATATAAACAGCGTTAGGGTAAGACAAATTGCTAAACAACAAAACAAAACGGTAAGCATTTCATGCACCGACCCCGCTAAATTATTAGATAGACAAATACCAACTTGGGATATTGGTCAAGGATTATTTAGTGACGACACGGATAAATCAATCGCCAAAAGGGGCTCAGCCGAGGCATTATCGGATGCCCTTTACTTTGGCGCAGTAAGACTAAGTCTTCACGACGACTCGATTGGTTTTGAAAAGTATTCATCGGCTAGTGCTTCATCACTAGACTATTTAGAAAAGAAAGACCAACGAACAACATTACATTCAGCTCACCCCATTCAATTGTATAATAACGAAGACGCATCTGCACCTAACGATGTAGAGTTAAATTGGCTTTACAAAAGGTCACAAGTACTATTCCCTATGCAAAACGCTGATGGTTCATTGGTTTCTAGCAAAACAGGTGTGTCTATGCCTTCACATGGTCTTGCTGCAACCGATACGGTCAATATCTATGGTACTGCCGACAATAATACATCAATAGATGGTACAAACAAGTTAGTGGATGCTGTTACCTTTGATAGTGACAGCAGCATATTTTCCGTAGCGGGTGGCCCACCATCAGCAAACGCACAGACAACTTACGCAGTAAGATGGGAGCAAGATGGTTCGTCAACCGACTATGCAGCATTTTTGCTTGATGCTGGTTCATTTAGCACTATCCCCGAAAACCTTGAATTAGGAAGTATTACATTTAATAAAACCGGAACTTACATTAGTGGCATAAGTAATGATGTTTTTGAGTTGTATGGTATTGAAAAGGTAACTAATTATGCAGGTACAGGTTTTGACTACTACCTTTTTACCAATGTGCCTTGGGCTAAAGTCAATTCTTCAGCAACATATACCGGCCTAAGTGCATTCACTTCTGGTGCAGGGCCGTGGAATGTTTATTGGGATTACGGATATTTTGACCTACACACTACTTCTAGTGGTACTACCTTTAATACAGACGGTGACTTTGCTTTAGTAAAAAATCGTGTCAACCATGCTATGTGGATGCGTGATTTACCTAAGTCATTGTGGTTCAAAAAGATGTTTGGAAAAATCGACGAAACACCAGCATACGCAGGACTAACTACAACTTCGGTGGTTGTTCCTGCTTCAACAAATGTTTTTACAGATATAGGTCGCACAGGAGCCATAGAAGCAGTTTTAGATGCCGGTGGTGTAGCCGAATTAGTAACCCCACAAGGTGTAGTTGACTCGTTCTCCTTTTCTGGTGCTACAAACTCGGGTGGTTATATTAGATTAGATGGGTGTAAGTTTATTTCTTTAACACACGCCGTAGGCTCAACGATTAGAATTAGAACCATATCCGATGATTATAAACACATTTGGGTTCTTTGGGCCGATATGAGAAACAACGGCGAAGCAAATGCCGACGGACACATAAGAAAAAATAGTTTTGGTCTTTTACACCCTACACCAGATAACTATTCACTAACACTTCAATATACCGACCAAGAAGATATTGATGGTGTTGCTATAAACTACATTGATTTAGCAATAGGTATGGATTGTGACATATGGGAATGTGATGCCGAAATAGAACCGTATAGTGGCAATTCGTGGTCATCATTAGGCTCCGATGCACTAGGGGATGCAGCGCACCAAAACTGGGAGGATAAAGCCGGTGCATTTTTAATAATAGATTTTTCTAAGTTCTTTAATCTAAACACCGAATCAAACGGTGGCAGGGCAGGACAAAAGAGTGGTGGTCGAAAAACATTAGGAGACCTTGTTGTTGAAACAGAAGGTCACCCCGCATTAATAGATGATTATTGGCAAGAAGCAGCAGCATCACCCAAGACGGTTCGTGATGGAGACTTATCTAATCACCCGAATTGGTATAACTTCTTTAGTGCTGGTTCTAACATGTCATCAAATACCTATGCACAAGGTTCAAACGCAATAGTCCTTGATGATACTTCCGAGTTCCCATCAAAGGGAATAGGTATGGTCGAAATAGAAAGAACATCAGGCAATACCAATACCCAAGAAAGAAATCTATTGTTTTACTATTGGGGCGCAAATAACACCTCAACAAATACCCTAAGCAATATACACATGTTTGACTTAGATGAAACACAAATGACTCTAGAAGAAATAAAGTCACGATTGTTTAATGCTTGGAGGACTTACACCCAATCAGCCGCAACGACAACAGGAATACCCTTTACACTAAAATATAATGACTCGATTAACAATATCACTGATGGTTACGATAAAATAGTATTTTACTCGGGAATATCAGCACCACTAGCACTAAGATTCCAATTGGGACTAAACGGATTTATTGAAAGTAGAGAAGGACATACATTCTACTCGCACGACAAATTGCGAGCATTGGGTGTATTAGCAAACAGCGAAACGCACCTAAGTCAATTTACAATGCCAATCACCTTTAGCATAAAGAATTGTCCTATTACTAGAAGAATGACTACAACACAAACAACCGTTGATGGTAGTACTCGTGCATACACCGCAACTTCAGGAGGTGTGTTAGATTGGGATAGTTACGGTGGAATATCCGATGCTAGAGGAAAAAGTGTGTTAGCAATTCTAACAGATATGGGCGATACAACAAAGGTCGGAAGTGAAAACTCCACAACTATTTTTACCTATGTTACTGGTAGAGATGGGCGAATAGATTTTCGACCAGCATATTCATCCGGTCATGTATTTACACGAGACAACCTTAGAATATCTGACATAGTTGGTTCACCTACTGCTGCTGTTTCAAATGTAAGAATTTTTTATAATAATGGTTCCTCGTTTGTGGATTACCCAACCGCAAGTAAAGGAACAGAACTAAGATGGAAAATGTTAGAGTTGCCTAATGTAGTATCTCATCGTGAGGCACTAGCAATAGCAAAATCAACATACGAAAAGAGTAAGGTTTCACCACTAAGAATTACTGCTTCACCAACTATCCAGTCAACCGAATCCGACCTTATGTTATTTGGTGCTAGACATGGATATATCCAAGACCCAGCACTTAGAAGTGTAAATACCCCACTAATCGCTGGGTTAGTAGCGCAAGGTTGGACTTCATGGTGGAATGGAATACACTTTTCAGGAATGCAAAACGCATTAGATGGAAACATTTCTTGGATGGGTAGCACACTAAATTCTTACAATAGAAATACTACTGGCCACACAAACGGAGGTGGCGTGAGTTATATCAATACCGGTGACGAACCAGCAAAACATTACTATGGTTGGGTCGGCTTAAAATCTGTTTCCGATGCTGTCCAAATAGTCCATATCCCTAAAAATATGCCTAAAACATCTAACGCAGCTGCCGGACAACAACTTAGAGTCGGAATACAATTAGCCCAACACTATGATGAGGATGAGGCTACACCCGAAGATGTAGAGTTTTACCTAGCACTATACGACCCTAATACAAGTTTTTCCGATAATTCAACCGGTCACTCTATTACAGACGATTACGGCTCACGAACCTTTTTGAAGTTTAAGCATAGTGGTTTCTACGAAGTAGAAATCCCTTCAACCTATTGGACAGGTGCGAATGGTGCTACCGGTAATGAAAGAATTATTGTTTCTATTAACGCCGAGTACCTGCGTTCTTTGTTACGCCACAGAAACGGAAAACCTACCTCTAACCCATATTATGCAAATAAAGAAGATATGCCTGGATTTAATACCTCTACATATAGAGCCTATTCGCCATTCCCATTAGGCATTAGAAATATAGCAGGTATTCCTACCGCACAAGACGCACCGGTTTATTTTGCTCCACGAATTAGTGTGGTCGATGACATAAACTTTTACCCATCGACAAAGGTAACTTATACCGATGCAAACCTTGGTCTTTCAAACCCTACTCCATTTTCTATTAAATCTGTTAATTGGGCTGCGCAATCATACGATATTGGAAAACTTACATTAATGCTAGAACAAGACGAATCTAAAGCGTTACCTAATTTAGCATCCTATATATTGCCTGAAATAAACAAAGGAAGAACTCCTGGAACAATACCATATTCACCCCAACCATCTCCTGGAGGCGGTGGTGGTGGAAGTGGGCCTGGAGGCGGTGGGGGTTATAGACCACCACTTGCGCCACCATTAGGCGGAGGCCCAGTTCTAGGCCCAGTTTTAGGCGAGGGTATTTCTTTAAACCAATACACACCTGTAGGAAACAGAAACTTTGCCGGTGTATCATCAGGTGATATTGCCGGACAAATGCTTGGTAGTAATGCGATAGGAGTTAATAATACAACTCCGGATTTAATGAATAGGATTTCAGGTAAAATGGATATGCACAACCAATACGGTTTGCAAGATGGGGACTTTAGTATTCTCGGTTCTAAAAATAGTGGCGCACCAACCCAAGTAACAAAGGCTGTCGAAGGGGCCGACATAGTGTGGGACAAAAAGCGTGGTTCTATTGTTTCAAAAGAAGGTGCTGTTTTCCCAGGCCTTACCGATAATGATGCAGACACAAAAGGCTTTATTCACCAACATACACTACGAGTAACCGTACCTAGTGATGTAATGGGGCAACAAATAGTAGTTAGTGGTATTTCCTCACTAGATGCTGCGTCAGGTAGCGTAGCCCTATTTGCTACCCTAGAGTGTGTGGAGACTGGTGCTTCAATGACCTCTACGGTAAGCCTAGAAAGCCCATTTAGTAATAGAGATATTGCTATTATTAGTGGCCCACTATCCGGTGCGGAGACTCCTGGAAACACTATCAAACTAACACTAAGAAGACAGGCAAATCAAGGCCAAGACACTACTACCGCACAGTATTGCTCGGTAGTATTACACAAAGTCGATGTCAAGTTTGTTAGAGCTGCTATTAGTGGTCGTTCGGACACATACCGATTCTTAGGTCTAAAGAATGGGGGAACACGGAATCTATGAGCGATGTTTGCGTTTTAAACCAATGTATGCCTTTACCTATCATGATAGGCTTACTTCTGCTAGAATTAGCATTTTACTTTTTTCTTGGGTCTGGTCTAATTAAAGTAATAAAAGCACTAAGCACAAAACAAGAAGAAAAATAGATATGTAGGGTTCGGGTTTATCATCCCAATCACGATGCGTCATATCAACCATCTTCCCACAAATTAGAAGCATTCTTTAGTTGTTTAGCCCGTTGCCTAGTTATCCCTTTAGTTTTCATCAACTCTTTCTGGGTTATTTTTTTATCGAGTATTTTTTGTATTGAGCCATATTTAGCCAATAGGTCTTTTGCTATGTGTGGCGTAATGCCTTGAACACCACATAACATTCTTATCCGTGGGTCAGTTTCTTCCATAACACCCCCCGTTAAAAATGGGTGCATATTTCTCTTTCCTTGGATAATCATTTGCGTGTAGTTAGTCTTTATCCACTCAACGAAGTCATCCATACTATCGACTTGCATAAACTTAATTTTTGGGTGACGAATATGCAAGGTCTCTTTATATTTTTTGATGGTTGCATTCATTCGCTGTATTCGTATAGCCATTTCTTGCCTAGTAGGTTTTCTTCCTTTTACAAACGGCTTTAGTTGAGTGCCATATACTACAAGAAAAGCAACATCAAAATTGTCCGCTAAATCAACAAGTTGTGCATTAACCGTTCTTGAACGACCATTGCCTTTGATTGAATGATATAAGTCATTAATTTCTTTGGCCTCTACACCCCATCCCATATCTGGAATAGTATAGTCACCAACGGACAATCGCTCTAACTTGGCATGGCCTTCAGGATTAAGATTATTGTCACCGAGTGCCATTAAAACTTTGTTTGAGACTTTAGGATTTTCTCTATCATCTATGAATAACACACTATACCTTTAATTTGAGTAAGGTTTTAACACTGTGCTTCATCGTGGTGTAACAAGTGCATTTGGCTAGTCATATCACAAACCAACTCTACCTTAGTTGACATGCACCAATGACAACGATTTACCTTTGGTACTTTGTCTTCAGCCCATTGCTGACCACAATCTAAACACTCGAAGATTTTATTTTTTGTAATATCCAAGCTGCTCATTGCTCCATCCTATAACACGAAGACTCATATAATAGTAGTACTTAGAATGTGCCATCGTATCGCCAACACTTTTCTGCACACATACCACGAGACTGCATAGCACGACAGGTGGGTGATTGTTTGTATTTCATGTTAGACCTAATACCTTGGCGACTTTTGGCGACGCTAAAATCTCGCCAATTCAATGTTTCTATGTACGAAAGGATAGATTGCTCTATACCTTCCCATTGCTTAGGTGTTAAGGAGTCGGGGTTAGCAAACCAACGCAATTCTTCTGAAAGATGTTGTACGAGGGCTATGCGTGAATAATGATTAGGATTCTCTCTTTGAGTAGCATCGGATATACACGGTGGTATAGGTATATCTCCCATACCTACCGACTTATCTATGGAAATAATAAGATTGCCGTTTCCATGCGTTTCTGCGCCATTCGTGGGTGCGGGGTTGTCATGTACCCACATAACGAAATCAAACGATTCTGGGGCGTTTCTGACCCCTAATAACGGACATATTGAAAACGAATGCGGGTTTGGTTTTTTGGGGATAGTAAATGTATCTGGGTTGTTTGAAAAGTCGCTTGCATCTATGCACACCGACCAACGACTTCGTTTTGGGTTGTATGTATTAGGAATACGAACAAGCTTCTCGGGCAAACCTACACCGTCAAGTGTAACTAAGCCCTTAGCCATTAGTCTTTGGTAGCGATTCAAATGGTTTCTCCACTCGTAACCGGTGACGGGTCGTTGGAAGAATTGGTACACATGAAAACCCCTTCCCGTAGCAACCACCGATACATCTCCGGATAACCGTTTGATGAGTTTAGCCACATCTTGTTTGACCTGTTCGATACCACCCTTGTCACCACTGTCAAAGTCCCACCATGCCTTATCTATGGTAGCACTTGTATAGTCCATGCGCCAAGGTTTATTTGAATCAGTCCTAGTAAAAGAATAGAGTGAGGTATATACCGATGACTTACCGACTAGCCTACGGACATACTCCATAAACTCGATTTGGGTTTTGCACACTCTACGCTTTAGCCCTATCTCACGAGGAAACTTGATACATCTCGTTACAGTCATTACACTTCACAACCACTATTTCCTTTGGTGCTTTTCCTTCCTGACCCATTGCGAGAACCATTATGTCCTGTTCTATATGCTCGCTACTACATTTACTGCATGCGGTTACGGTTTCCATATATTCTGGTTACACGCTGGGGTATATCAACATATCCATCATTCTTCTTCGCACTCGCATTCGAAGCATTCAGAGCAGCCGGTACATGCCCCACTGTCACAACACCAATCCTCTAAATGCTGTTCTTCTCGACCACATTCCATACACTCGCTAACGCTATCATCTGGAGTATCATTGATATAGACTACCCCGTTTTCCACTCGCAATGTCGGTTCGTCTTTCTTTATGATACCAAGTCTTCGTGCTTCCAAACCCTGACCCCATTCCTCAACCTTACTCATGGGAATGACTGTGAATATGCCTGCATCAACACAAAAGGACTGTGAACCCCAATGCCATGAACCATCTCCACCGTTAGAGCAAATCTCTAAAGGAACGCCATCGAAGACAAACGGCCCATGTCCACGGTCTGATTTATTAAGGGCATCGCAGAACTCGCCCCACCTTTCATCGGGAACGACATAGCAAGGGTCGCCTATGTACCATTCTTCAGACATTTAATCACCATCCCTATATCTTTGATAGGCTTCTTCATCTGCATCAGCCTTTATCTGTTCAAGGTCTATCCACTCGAAAATCTCCGTCGCTATTGCCTCTACCGTTTCTTTGACAAAATCAGGTGCATCCAAAGGACTTTTAATTAAGTCCTCTAACAAGTCCATTAACTCCAGGGGGTCGGTGTGGTCTTTAATTAAGTCATAAGCATTATCGTAGCCGCAATGATTTAGTATATCTTCCATATTTATTCCTCCTCCTCGATGGTGGGGTCGGGGCATAACCCATGAGTCTCAGGCTCACATTGAACCACATAGTCACAGTATTGAGTACAAAAGTAATCATTCCAATTGATAGGATATTCTTGTGCCTTTAGTGAGTCCACGGTTTTGTTATACACTTTGAGAAACGCATTAATTGTGCGGACAGATATAGGCTCTAAAACATACATACCCTGTGTTATACCACAGCCGACAACCTTTTTCTTTTGCTTCATTAGTTTGTCTAATGTCTTTTCATTAGCGGCATCTGGAGCAATGTATAGGAAATGTGTAGGCATAGGCCACTCATCTATCATATTGAGCATATAGGTATAGAATGCCAACTCCCTTCTAGTACGAGATAGTTTGCCGTCATTCATATTACCTGTTTTTAATTCGACAAGGATAACCTTTCCATCCTCGGTACGCAGTAGGCCATCAATAGCACCGACAAGCCAAATGTCTTTACGCTCATCCTTTACGGTCATTTTCATTTCTGCTTGTAATAATTCCCAAGGACCAATTTTATCTTCTAAATCGGATAATAATTCCTTCATGATTTCGTAACCAAAATCACCACCAAATCCTTCTTTGACAATAGAAGCATCGGCCTTCTTTATTTTCTTGGTATTTTTAGGTGCTTCGATGATAGGTTCCATAGCCTTGTGTATAGCACTACCACGCCTCATTGCCTCGGTTGGGGGAGGTCGAAGGTCAGGCAATGCTATGTAATTCCACCAATACTTACGGGGACACATATTGAAAAGAACGAAAGACGACTTACTCATCTTTAACTCCCTATCGAGTTCTTTTGGATTGTATGTTAGTTTCGGGGTTTGGGTCATAATATCACTACCACATCACACCATATAAACATACCTATTACTATACTTACAACCACTCTAGAGCGGAAACACCGTTTAGAGCATTTACTAGCGGTTGCATGTCGAAACCCGCAATGTGATAATAGGGTCGCACTTTGTTAATAATAAATCGCTCGGCTAGGTGTTTGTACCCAATAGTAGTTATTCCTTCTATTTCTTTGGGGTCACAAAATGCTATGTATGAGCCATCAATAGATAGCGTGGATAAAAAGTTGCTACCCTTACGATAACCCTTACCCAACACCCGATTAGCCCAAGCAGCACCACGACGGGACTCACCCAACACGGTATAATCCTCTAGGTTTTTAGACAGTTTAGCATTGATACACAGGTCTTTACCCTCAATCTCGCCCTTTACAACACCTGCTATTAACGAAGTAAGATTAGTAGTCATTTGGCCCTCGCTGACACCGGTTAGAAGACCCTCTATTGTTTCCGACATAACCCGCTTCATAATGGCAGGAAGCCTATTTTGCTTTAATTCTATACCTTTGACATACAACTTAGGGTCGTGGTATTCTCCTTCAGTCCATTTAGTCATACCAGCATAGCGATTCTTAGCGACGATTAGCATAGACGAACACCACTTTTCAAACTCGGTAATAATAGGAGACATATCATCGTTAATACTTTCAATATGTATTTGGCCCAATTCGGGAGAATCGCACATAACGAATACAGAATCAGTATGACCGTATATTACCTTCATATCACGCATTTCACACTCGTCACGCAATCGGAATAGTGTTTGGCGTGAGGTAAATGTGATAGCGGCGGCTACCTTCGGATGATACAGTCCATATTTAGCATCACCGGCTGCCCCGTACATAGACGCAACAAGTGATTTAGTGGCGTACTGCATAGCATCCCACCTATCCTCCTCCGCTTTACTTTTAGCACTGGCCTTTAAACGCTTATAGTCATTACGAAGAACAGTCATGTAATCCATTTGGCGACCAAGCAAACCTAATCTGCTTTGATTAAAAGAAGTACCATTACCACAGTCCTTACCATCGTCGTCGAGCGTTTCCCATGATATGTTATGCAAATTAACATTGGAGTGATACATAGCCTTAATATCCATGATGGCAACGCCCTCGTAGACTCCAGGCTCGGGTTCCATAATGTCAGCACCACTATACGCTTCATGTTGGAATTGCGGTTTTGATGGAATACAATAATTAAACTTGTTATCATTGATAGCCATAACGGTAAATATCCGAGTGACAAACGGTGTTGTCTGAATATCACATTGCACAATATGTTGGATAGCAAGGTAGTGATTGATAGCATTTACCTTTTCGTTTAGTTTAGGCAGTAGTGCCACATCTTGTATGTTATAGTCAAGATATGTATGGAAATCGGAGTAATATGTGTTATGGCCGTCGGAAAGCGGTAACTTTCTGTCACCCAACAACAAGTCGGCTACGGTATCTAACTTTTTATTAGGTAGTGCTCCATTCTTTAGTTGCCACAAATTACACACCGCAAGCATCAAATCAATAACTAGCCGACCACCAATAGGTTGAGCCCAATCACTATAATTATATCTAATGGTACGGGATGAGCCACCACACATCTTTTTGGGGTCTATACCGTTTGCCTGACATCTTTCAATTAGTACCCTACAATCTGCATTTACTACATTCCAGCCGGTAATAATATCGGGGTCGCATCTTTGCATTTGCTTAACAAACGACCATAACATATCGCCTTCGTTTTGGAATAATCTAATTGGTGCTTGTGAGTATTCGTATTCGGAAATTGATTTACTTCCATTTTGCCAATCGGGGTGTTCTTTGAATCTAAGGAAATCTAAAGTTGTCGGGCTTTCGTTAAAGTCTTCGGGTGGTACTACGGCCCAAGTCCACATCTTTTCTTTGTAACTATCATATACACTTATGACAGTTATACGCTCACTATCCATCGACCACTCCATATCCAAATACCAGATACGATGGTTGTAATTTTCAATTGGGGAATTAGATTGGTTGTATAGAGATAAGCAACGATTAGTCCACGGTATGTTGCATTCCCATGTCTTGCCAAATTGGTTTTTTAAATCGCCAATATCAGCAGGGTTGCCCATGGTTATCTTAGTTAGCGATTCGCCATAAACACCTTCGTAGCCGGATTCTTTAGATAGAGCCGGTAGGTGTTCAGCATCTTCATCCAATAGGTAACCAAAAGGATAGTAACCTTTGAGCATAGTCTCTTTACGCTCTCCGCTACTATCCCTATGTCTTACCAAGACATTACGGTTGCCCTGCCGCTCTACTATCATCAAATATACTATACCTACATAGCATATAAATTTAG